TGTATTAGTTGTAGTATTAGTTGGTGTAGGCGTAGGTGTCTTAGTCGCAGTATTAGTTGGTGTTGCAGTGTTTGTTGGTGTTGCCGTGTTTGTTGTAGTATTTGTCGGAGTATTAGTTGGTGTTGATGTATTTGTTGGAGTAACACTCGAAGTTACTGATGGTGTGGGTGTTGGTAATGGACACAAACCTATTGAAACATAATACCCGTTCCCTTGAATTACAAATACCTCTGTTGCACATACAATTGTTGTATTGTATGGTTGAACTGGTATGTTAAATGTAAAACCATCGCAGTTTGTGCCAACAAATGTTGTACCATCAGTTCCTCCATATAATTCATATGTTTTACAAACATTAGGTGTGTTACTTGGAGTAACAGATATAGTTGGAGTTGGTGTAGATGTTACACTTGCAGTTCCTGTTGGTGTTGGCGTAGGAGTTTTGGTTACAGTATTAGTTGGTGTTAAAGTATTAGTTGCAGTATTAGTTGGTGTTAAAGTATTAGTTGGAGTATTTGTTGTTGTTACACTTGGTGTTGGCGTTTTAGTTTGAGTTGTTGTTACACTTGGTGTTGGCGTTTTAGTTTGAGTTGTTGTGACTGTTGGTGTTGGAGTTACAATAGCTTGGCAAGTAATACAATCAGTATAATCTATGGACAAAGTTAATACTTTATCAATTCCAGTTGCAGGTTCTGCGTTATCGATAATATCATAACATCCCTCGGTTGTTCCGCCAGTAAAGGTTAAGTAATAATTTCCATTAACCGCAGGCAACGATGAACTATCAAAATCAACTAATATTGCAGCCCCGCCAACGCAAGGACCTATAAGATATGTAACTAATGCCATTTAATTTTTTCTTTATAAATATATGGTTATTCACATTTATTAAGGAGTAAGTATCAGTCTTCTAATTTTCTTTCTATTGAAAGTTCTTTATCGAGAGCCTTATTTGAAATATCAAACAATTTTTCGATGTGACCTGACCTTCTTAAAAACTTAAAAACCAAGTTTTCATATGAGAGTTCCCCCTCTTTTTCCAATCCTGATTTTCTATAATCTTTTAATTTTTCTTTAATTGAATCGATTATTTTTTTATCATCTTCGTACTCATTAGTTTCGATGACTTTATCTATTTTTTCTGTCCAGTTTTTGATTTTTTTCTCCAAAACTGATTTGTCGATTTCGTTTTCTAACTTCTTAGGTCTTGTAACCCATTCATCGTCCATCACAGAATAGACACCTGTTGCAAAATGTGGCTCCTCGTTATCTTGAGCATAGAGTTCAACATCATATCCAAATATTTTGATATCGTGTTTGTCGTTGAATACTTGTTTCTTTAGATTATATAGTTCTTTATATAATGGAGACTCATCTTCGAATTGTTGAAAATCAACAATAATGTGTAAATCAAAATCTGAAAATTCTGACCAATTAAAATTTGATAATGAACCAGTCAAAACTATATCTTCAACAAAAACTTCTTCTCCAAGATATTCAATAAATTCTTCGGCAATTCTCATCAATGCGTTTTTCACCTTAGGAATCATTTTTGATTTCTGAGGGTCATCAGGATTCTGCCAAATTTTTGGGTTGAGAGTCTCCTGTACTGAAAAACTATTAAGAATTTTTTGGAAGTTATTCATTAATATAAATACTACAATTTCTTGTACTTGTAGGCTTTGGATATCTCAGTAGTAAAAAACTTGCCTTGCGACTCTGACATTCTGAATTTAGTATAGGTTTGATGAGGAACATCGTTGTATTCATATTTGAATCCATTATTAAATTCTACAACGAGTTTTTTGGTTTCTGTGTCGTATTCGGTTTTCTTTATATTGGAAGATTTGATTTCATTAATAATCTTCGTTCCCAGTATCTCTTCCTTCAGTATTGCCATCTTTAAGGGGTATTAGTTCGTTTATCTTTTTCAGTTGTGGTACTATAAAATCATCAAATTCTTCTTCAGAAACATCAAACCCAAAATCATTAACTTGTTTTAATACGTCAGTATGGATCCTATTTAATCTCTCATGATATAAAAACATTTTTTCAGTATACATTGGAGGACTTTCCATGTCCTTTTCAGAAAAATTTAATTCTTGGAAATATTGCCTCATTTCCAAATATGTGTCCAAAAATTTTCTTAAATCGGTTAGATGAGTCAGATATCTTTCAAATGGTTTCATAAATATAAATATTATAAAACTTTTTATGTATGATAATCAAGATAAAATAAAAATCCCCACCTTTTGAGTGGGGATGATTTTACTTTAGTTTTTTGAGTTGGTCTCGAATCTCAATTGATTTTTCAAAGTTTTGTTCTTCGATTGATTTTTTGAGTTCCTCTTCAAGTTTGTCGACTTCCTTTTGATTTGTGTCCAATTTCTTGATTTGGTCTCTTAGTTCAACCGCTTTTTCAAAATCCTCATTTTCAATTGCGATTTCAAGTTGTTGTTTCAGATTTTTTGAAGTTGGGTTTGTTTTAGCGTTGTCGTAGTAATAGGTGGTTATTTTCATTGTTCCGTCATCTGAAACTTTAGTTTGAGTTTTCCACTCACCATTAGATGGGGTTAATTGGGTAAGCATTTCGTCGAATGCTCTAAAGATGTTGTTATTAGGTCTTCTGTTACCAAACATAATTTTAGTTTTTTATTTTAAGTTTATTTGTTATCTTTGTTCCAAGATTTATGCCGATAGTGATTCTATGACATTATGTCAGTAAAAGATTTAATAAAAATAAATATTTCCTGACAATTTGTCAAATCATTTGGATAAGAATAAAAATTGTTATTACTTTGTACAAACTAAAAAACATTATGAACGACTTAATGGACGACGAAGACAAAATGATGAGTAAAAAACAGAAGTCAGGAGATACCTTGACACCTGTGCTAGACAATTTCAGTAGAGATTTGAATAAACTTGCAGAGGCGGGTAAATTAGACCCTGTAATCGGAAGAGATAGGGAGATTCTACGAATCGCTCAAATTCTTTCCCGAAGAAAGAAAAATAACCCAATTATTCTTGGAGAACCTGGTTGTGGTAAAACTGCAATTGTTGAAGGTTTGGCAATGAAAATTGTTAATGGTGATTGTCCTCGTAATCTCTTGGATAAAAGATTGGTTAATCTTGACCTAACTTCAGTTGTTGCTGGTACAAAGTATCGTGGACAATTTGAAGAAAGAATGAAGGTTATCATCGAAGAACTTCAAGCTAATCCTAATATCATCGTATTCATTGATGAGATTCATACGTTGGTTGGTTCAGGAAATTCCTCAGGTTCGATGGATGGTTCCAACATTTTCAAACCAGCATTGGCTCGTGGCGAACTACAAGTAATTGGTGCTACCACTTTGGATGAGTTCAGAAAGAACATCGAAAAGGATGGGGCATTGGAGCGTAGATTTCAAAAAGTAATTGTTGAACCATCTACTGTGATTGAAACAATTGAAATTTTGAAAAATGTTCGGGACAAATACGAAACATATCACAAAGTGACTTATTCCGATGAAGTCATTGAAGCTTGTGTTAAGTTGGCGGATAGATATATCACCGACCGTGAATTTCCTGACAAAGCATTCGACATCTTGGATGAAGTTGGTGCTAGAATGCAGACCGAACTTAAGGTTCCTGAGGCAATCGAAGAGTTGAAACGTAAAGCTGCCGAACTTAAACAACAGAAGTTGGACGTTGTGAAAAAACAGAATTACGAACAAGCAGCACAACTCCGAGACAAAGAGAAAAAGTTGCTAGACAAATTGGACCAAGAAAAACAAAAATTTGAGGAACAAATGTCCAAAGATAAACAAAAGATTAGTTTGGAAGATGTTTATGATGTAGTATCAAACATGACCAAAATTCCTGTAAACAAAATGTCTGTGGATGATACCAAAGCATTGTTGAACTTGGATAAACACATTGTTGGAACTGTTATTGGTCAGGATGCCGCGGTTATCAAGGTTGCAAAATCTATTAAGAGAAACCGACTTGGTATCAAAGATCCAAATCGTCCGATTGGGTCATTCGTTTTCTTGGGTTCAACAGGTGTCGGTAAAACTCACCTTGCAAAACAACTTGCAAAGGAAATGTTTGGAAGTGAGGACGCACTAATCCGTGTGGATATGTCCGAGTACCAAGAGAAACACACCGTATCCAAATTGGTTGGAGCACCTCCAGGTTATGTTGGATACGAAGAAGGTGGATTGTTGACCGAGAAAGTTAAGAACAAACCTTACTCTGTTATCTTGTTTGATGAGGTTGAAAAAGCTCATAAGGACGTATTCGCGGTATTACTCCAAATCTTGGATGATGGTCACGTTACGGATAGTTTGGGTAGAAAGATTAACTTCAAAAATACCTTGATTATCTTAACATCAAATCTTGGAGTTAAAAAACTACAAGACTTCGGAACTGGTATTGGATTTTCTAACAATACCTACAGCAATGAAGAAGCAAAGAAGGACATCTTGATGAAAGAAATGAAAAATTTCTTTTCTCCTGAGTTCATCAACCGTATTGATGATACCATTGTTTTCAATTCTCTATCTCAAGAGGATATCAAGAAAATCACCGACATCGAACTTAAGAAGTTGATGAAGCGTCTTGACGAAATGAAGTATAAGATTACTTATGATGAATCACTTTTGAATTACCTCTCAAAAATCGGATATGATGAGGTATACGGTGCGAGACCACTCAAGAGAGCGATTCAGGATAAAGTTGAAGACTTATTATCTGAAGAAGTTCTGACCGACAAAATTATAGTAGGAAAAACCTACGTAATTAAAGTCGAAGATGAAGTAGTCAAAGTAGTCAAGAAAGGTCGGTAAATTAAAAAGGGGATAATTCCCCTTTTTTTTATATTTATAATTATGAGTAATTTTTCCCGATTGTTAGACAAATTCAAAAGTTTATTTCCAGAAGATTTAGAATCAAAAGTCGATGTAATCGAAAATTTTGTTGTAAACTATATTAAAGAAAATGACCTCAATGTAAAATTCTTGAATTCATGTTCAGCAGGGTTCAAAGGAGTTAGAACTAGAGACCAAATTATTATTTGTTCTCCGATACATATGGAGACAATCGGAGATTTTTTATACACTATATTCCACGAAATTAGGCATGAGCAACAAATAAGAGATTTGAAAATGATTAATCCTCTTACTGATTTTGATTTGGAAGATTTCGAGGCTCTCTATGAACAATACTGGGATATGGAGATGGACGCTGACAAATTTGCGAAAGAAATGGTGGCTAACCTTGTAATCAAATTGGAAATCCCAATAGAAATAGCAAAAAAATTATTCTCACTTTCTCCTTACGTTCAACAATATCCTACAATGTCAAAAATGGTTCGTGGAGGGATTCAACAAATTATAAACGACATAAAGAGAATAAAAAAATCGGGTGAAGAATATACTGATATTCAAGACCACCCGATTGTGAAAAGACACATCGATAAGTTGGAAGACTTTATCTAATCAAAATGGATGAAAATGTCCTTTAGGGACTGATTTTTTGAAATGTAACTTATAACCTAATTCTTCAATCATTTTTCTACCCATCTCTATCCCATTAAATACATCTTCAATAACTACGTATTCGTTCGGGGTATGGTAATCATAATAACCAATAGAAAAATTTATACAAGAAAAGTCAAATTTACTTCTCAAAGCATAGACATCGGTATACGGATGAACCATGTACTGCATTCTATCATTATCCATACCTTCAGTCAAAACCTTATCAATTTTTTCAAAAAATTCTGTTTCCCTGTCGAATAATACTTGTCCAAAACATTTTTCAGTAATCATCCAATTTTCAGGAGCATCAAACTGAATACCATATCCAACATTTTCAAAAAATGTAGAATCTGCCGCACGAGACCCATGACAGCCAGTTTCTTCTGAAGCAAAAAATGCTACTTTAAGATTTGGTGTTTCCTTTAATAACGTTAAACAAGCAAATACACCACATTTATCATCTCCACCAATACCTGTCGGCAAATCTCTATCGTTGAATGCTTTCAAAGAAGGTTTAAGTTCTCCTTGAGCATTTTCCAACATCATTTCTCTGATGTTAATTGTATCTATATGGTGGACTGTATCAGTGTGTGAAATTACACAAGGAAAATAAAAATCTTCAGGAATATCGGATGTCTCTTGCTTGGTGGCATAGACATTCATTTTGTCATCGACATAATGTTTAATGTTGTTTTCGGTTAACCAATTAACCAAAAATTCAACCATCCGATGTTCTTGATTAGTTTTTGTTGGGACGCTCAAAACTTCTTTGAGCAGAGTTATATCTTTCATGTTACAAAGATATAAATAACTTAGATTGCATCCAAATTAAATAATGAAGGTTGAAATAATAAATTATGAAAATTTTCTTCAGTCAACTTGAGAGTTTTATAATTACGTCCTCTACTTAGTTGAATTGTAATTTTCATAGATGGATACTCAAACCCCTCAACCTTGAATAAGGTTTCTTTACTTGAGTCTTTAGGTAAATAATAAAATTTATCCTGCTCAAATTTTTTGGTAATTCTGTCAGTCATTGCAAGATAGTCTTCAAATGAAACTCCTTCTTCTTCTCCATCCTCTTGTATTGTTTCTAAAATTTCTTCTAATTGACGATTAGCATAACGATTAAAACTAATCGTATCAAACTTTTCATCATCTGTGTACTGATACCAATCTTCAGTCCATCCACCAGGAGCATCTGAACTGTCAGAATAAACCTTTTCCAATAAATCACCCAAAGGTAGGTGTATAGCATTGTATTGCATATATAACATTAACAAATCTGCAACACTTACTTTAAACCCTCTATCATTGAATTCAAAATCCATCTGAGAAAAATACTCCTCCATTTCTTTTTCAATAACCTCTTCTAAAGATTTCCCAATTTGGTTATTTCTCTCACTTGAAAATTCATCAATAATATTTTGGGTATAAGATTTGAAAGTCTCCATTAATTTTTCAGATAATTCTCTTCTAAATTTGTCATCATCCAAATCGAATTTCATTGGTAAAATTGCCTTAGAAATTTGTTCGAGTAATTCTACATTTTCATCATCCAAATAAGAATAAATTGTATACCCACCCATGAAATCCTCCGTACTGGAGTAACGGTCAAAAAACTCATAATTAGAGTATGGAGAAGTTACTTCTTCATAAATCCAAATATCATCTCCACTCATTCCAATTTTTTCTAAAAAGTCTCGATTACTCTGAAATTCTACATTGATTATACTTTCACCTTTGCTTGTGCTTTCCATCACATATGAAAATAGTTTTTCCACTCGCACAAGATCATCCGCGGATATTCTTCCTTTTACGTAATCTCTCAGAGCTTTGAACGTTTTTATATTCATTATATGAAATAAATATCAATCTTGTTTGATTTGAATATATTTATAGTTACATTTGTACAACAATGGGGGTGAAATAGAATTGATTAACGTTTGTATAATCAATGGGCACGTAGTCAGACATCATCTATGGCTTTAATCTATGATGGTAAATTCAAATGGCAACACTCTTGCTAAGATGTCTACTTTAGGTTTAATTAAAGAAGCATCAGTTGTAACTGCTTAATTAGTAGATATAACGTCGGGTCGAATGGGCATATAACCTCGGAACAGAAGCCCTCCAAGGTGTGATACCACCCAAAGTGTATCAAAAGGTCATGTTCAGAGGACTACCTTAGTATAAGTGAACTCGACACAGTTGTTGGTAACAATGTTAAAATAGGGACCATCTATTTCGGAAGGTATGAAAAACCTTGACCTAAACGTGTAGTCCATTTTTGATATGGCGGGTAAGACCAGGTGGCGGTAACCTGCACCTCCACAATCAATAAAAAAGGGAGTCATTGACTCCCTTTTTTTATTAAATTTTCTTTAATTAGATTACACAACTCCCAAACCATGTCATCACTCATGTTATTTTTCATGTAATTTATTGACCGAGATACCCACCTAATATTTCCTTTGATATACCCTTTATTACTGTCAATTCTATCTACAGACGCTGTGTATATTTGATTTTCACATATTTTACCATAAGAAGATAATATAAGATTCGCTCCACTGAATTCACAAATACCATTTTGAATATTCCATTGTTCTTTCAAATCATCTATAGTTATATCAACATCATGATGCCGTTGTCTTATATTCCTAAAATGATATCTGAATTTTGTATATTCATCACCGTATCGTTTGTATCCCAATTTTGATACATCAAATCTTTCAAATTCCAAAGTATTGAGATTTTTTCCAACACAAGTTCGACTACAAAAATTACGTCTTCCTAATGATGAGTTTCTTTTAATCTCACTCAACGGTTTCTGAAAGAGTTGGCCACAATAATCACAAGTACATTCACCCAATTTTCTACCTTTATTTCTCATACATATAAATATGTGGATATGTGGAAAAAAATTGTGGAGGTGTGAGTTTTTTTTTGAATTACGTAAAATATTAGTATTTTTGTATTACATAAACATCAACCGATATGCACGAAAGGTTAAAACGAATTATATTCAAAAAGTTAGACCAAGATTTGGGTCAGGCTGAAATCATTGTGGATAATAGTAAATCCATTTGGTTCATCGATCGTGCAAATAAATATTGGTATTTGGAACTAAGAAGTTCAGGGACTCTATGGTGGAGATACACATTCTTCAATGACTTTTTTCCGTTGTTTGGTATGGTACGGGAAGAATATGAACCCGTTATAGCGGAATGGGTGGAAGAGGTACTCAAACGCGGGGTGTCTTCAACATTAACAGATATCCTTATGGAATTACGTACGATGGAAGAGGTTTTCAACCGCGAGGGGTCTTCAACTCTACAAAGCAAAATCGCCTACCATAATCAGGTAGAAGAGGTTCTCAAATGTAATGTGTCCTCTACCTTCGGGTCCAAAACTGCCAATATATTGGGAGTGAAAGAGGTTCTCAAACGCGAGGTGTACTCAACACAATGCAACGTGGGATTGCAAGGAAGTCGTCCAGTAGAAGAAGTTCTCGAATCTAAAGCGTCCCCAACAACTGTCGACAATTTGTCGGCAGTTC